ATGTTAGTTTCAGTCGAAGAATTAGGGAAAACCGACCTTTATCCCGAAATAATTAATAAAATTACACGCGGTTTCGATGCCGATGCCGAACTTCAGTTAGCTACTGCCGAAGATATCGTCAAAGGATATCTGAGCAAATACGATCTGCCGGCTATTTTCGGCACCCAAAACACTCCGCCTACCGTTGTCAGCCTCGCCGTTAAACGGGTCATTAAATCCATTGCCGCTTGGTTCCTCATCAAACGCGCCAACCCCAATGTGAATACCGAACTCTTTTACGACGATTATAAAAACGCTATCCGTTGGCTCGAAGATGTGCAAGCGGGTAAAATTAACCTCCAATTACCTTTGGCTCCTGTTACTCCCGAAACCGAAGCCAACGATGGTGTCTATTTTAACTCATTACCCAAACAAACTAATTTCTTTTAACCATGGCCGACGTAAAAGTAACGAAAGGCAAATTGCCACAAAACGTCATTATTAATGACATGACACAGGTAGCCCCTGACCGAAACCGTAAGGATGCCGGCAAACTCAAAATGGCCATTGAACGCGCCGAAAGCATTCATAACCCTAACCGTGCCCAATTATACGACCTCTATAACGACATTGTCTCTATCGACGGGCATTTATCGGGGCTCATTCAAAAACGTATCGATGCCGTACGTAACAAATCCATACGGTTTATCGACCCCGAAGGGAAGAAAATTGATAGCCTCGCCCCCTTGATCGAATCCGAAAAATTTGGCAGATTCATCGAACTCATTATGGAAAGCATTCTATGGGGTGTTTCCGGTGTCCAATTCATAGTAGGTAAAAATTTTGATTTTGTCGAAATTCCGCGTAAACATATCCGTCCCGAATCCGGTATCATTGCACGTTCACAATTCGATTTTACAGGCATTGATTATACCACCGACCCATTTATTCATATTATAGGCAAACCCTACGACCTTGGCAAACTCCTCCAATGCTCCCTATATGCCCTTTACAAACGTTCCGGCTTTGGCGACTTTGCTCAATATGTCGAAATCTTCGGGCAACCCGTGCGCATTATTTACTACGATGCCTACGACACCCAAACAAAATCCGAACTTCGTAAAATACTCGACCAAGCCGGCGGTTCACTCGCTATGATGGTACCTAAACAAGCGAAATTTGAAATGCTCGACGGCAAAACGGCAAACGGTACCGGCGAACTCCAATCCCGTCTTATTCAAGCTTGCAACGACGAAATGTCCCTGGCTATTCTTGGCAATACCGAAACTTCCCGATCGAGCCAATCAAGCGGATATGCCCAAAGCAAAACGCATGCCGACCAACAGCTCGAAATCACTAAATCCGATATCAAATTCGTTGCCAATGTCCTCAACAATCCTTCTTTTTTAAATATCCTCGCCGCCTACGGTTTCCCCGTCAACGGCAAATTTGAATTCGAAAAAGAACTCGACATCGATAAGCTTAAACTCCGCCTCGATATCGACCAAATTGTCAGTGCCAATGTCACCGTTAGCAGCGATTACTGGTATCAAACATACGGTATTCCTAAACCCGATAAGCCTACACAACTCTCAAAAAAATCCTCTGCGCCGGCATCCCTTGCTTCACCCCCTACAAGCAACGAGCTCTCCTCCGATAACGACATTGTGTTGCATAAATCCGGTAAAAATCCGCTCAAGCGTATTGCCGATTTTTTTTTTGAAGATGCCCAACACATAAGCCTCAACCACTATTATAAGGCGTGCGAATGCTCCCTCTCACATGCAGAGGCTCACGGGAGAGGTCTGCACGATTTGATCGCCATGGATAATGCTGATGACATTTATTCCGAAATTGCAACCGCGCTGCTGAGCGAACAACTCCAAAACGGGGTTATACCCGAACGCCTTTATTTCGAAACGGCTAAACAACTCACTAAAGCCATTAGCGACGGTTTATACGGTAGTGTTTTCAATTACGATGATACCCGAAACATCCTTAAATCATACTTAACCCGTAATATCTATCATTTTTCCGCTGCCAAATCGCTTACCGAGTTGCTCGAATTCCGTAACCTTATGTACGATAAAGCCACAGGTGAAATACGTTCGTTTTCTGATTTCAGAAATGCAATAACCGAAAAGGGAAAACTATTCAACGAGGTTTATCTCCAAACCGAATACGACACTGCCCTACAGTCGGCTATCATGGCGCATAAGTGGGACTCGCTGCAAAGTGAATACCTCGAGTTCTCAACCGTTGGCGACGACCGCGTTCGACCCGAACATGCTGCACTCGACGGATTGACCTATCCAAAAAATCACCCCATTTGGAATCGTATGTATCCGCCCTTGGCTTGGAACTGCCGTTGCACTGTAGTGCCGGGCATCGCTGCTAATTACGCTACGAAAGATGAAGTTCTCGTGCAAAAGCAAGTGGCTAAGCTTGTTAAAGGTACGATTTTCGATAACAACGTAGGCAAAACCCGTCTCATTTTTACTGATGGGCACCCTTATTTCAACAGCATTAACACTCCTTTAACCTGGAAAAATTACGGACTTCGACCCATTAAGAAAATGCTCCAAAATGAGCGCCTGAAACCAATGGCTCAATTAAACTCGATTGAAGAGTATAACGCATGGTGGAATGCCAACATAAATCATGCTCATGGGGTGGTAATCAATGATCCTCTCGGACAAGCTGTTTTGTTCGACGATTACAACCTAACGGGTACAGGTAAGAAAAAAAGCGGTTTTCGTCAGCATCTTGAAAACAGAACCGACGATCCGGAAAGATACCAATTGATTGCCAACCTGAAGGATGTAATTACCAATCCGGATGAAATTTGGAGTGTAATGAAACGTGGCGATAAAGTTCCACTTACAAACCATTATATAAAGTATTACAACGGAAATCCTATACTGGTAAACGTTTCTGAAAATAAAGCTTCCACTATGTTTATATTAAAAGAATCTGGTTATAAAACGCGTGAAGGTGTGCTGCTTTACCGTAAACCAAAATAAGCCTCCATTACTGAAGGCTTATAACACAACCGGAACGATTACTTATAGGACGAATTAACGCTGTTTAGGCGTGCCCTTGAGACCGATTGCATTGTATTTGGGAACTCTTTAACCGTGGCCGAACGCTGTTCAGGCGTGTCACGTGGACCAAATACACTACAAATATACAACCTATTTTTCAATTTTGTTACGAAACTATATATTTTTAACTATCAACTATCAACTATCAACTAATTACATGTCACCCGACGAATTTACACGATTAATCAACCGTAAAGCCAAAGAGGTTAAAGCTTACGTTACTACCCGATTCCCCGCTCAGGCCGGCGACACAGCCTTGCGCTTTATTAACGGCAATTTTCGTGCACAGGGATGGCAGGGTGCAACATTCCAACCTTGGAAGCCGAACAAACGCGGCGGACGCATATTGGTACAAAAAGGACATTTACGCGCTGCCAGCTTTTATTATTCTGCTCCCGGCATGGCAATTATTCGCAATACCCTCAAATACGCAGCCATACACAACGAAGGTGGCAATGTACAAATACCCGTTACCCACAAAATGCGAAAATTTGCCTGGGCAATGTACGCTAAAAACGGAGGTAAAGGAAAACCAAAAGCCGAACGTTGGAAAACCCTTGCATTGACCAAAAAAACATACCTCAATATCAATATTGCGCAACGCCAATTTGCCCCAACGCCCACAAGCCAAAGCCAGGTACTAAACGCAGCGGTAACCCGCAAAATAGAACAGGAACTAAAAACACTATTCCCAAATCAATAGCTATCAACTATCAACTATCAACTATCAACTAATTTATGGAATCTTATTTCGCTTCGCTTTACCTCGATCTGCAGGAACGCATCAAAACCGAAGTTCCGGAGATTGAATGGATTGAACAAGATTTTGGACAAGACGCGTTTGATAAGTGGAGACCAAACGTAGCCTTCCCGGCTGTGCTTATCGACTTTCCCGAAGCATTGTACGAGAACTTAGCAGGCATTGGACAAACAGCCACTGTAACCGTTACCTTACGCCTCTTGGTTGCTCCCTTCGAACAAAGCTACGACGATGCCCCCATCGAAGTCAAACAAATGGCGCTACAGTTCTTCGAGCTCGAACAAAAACTCATTCATGCCATTCACGGTTGGCAACCAAGAACCCCCTCGCCTCAAGGAGAGGGGGCAGGGGGTGAGGTATATACACAACCATTAATCAGAACCCGCATTACCAGCAACAACCGTAACGACCTTGGCCTTCGCATCCGCGAAATGCAGTTTACTACCGCATATCAGGAGTATGATGAATAAAAAAAGCGGGGTAACCCGCTTTTTTCAATTTATCTATAAAATAAAAATCCCGACAAACAGCAACCTTTCTAAAATAATTTTAATTGGTCTTTATCTTCAATTTTAGGTGGAGGTTTTACCCCCAAATAGCGCCAAAAAGTTTTTTCGCTAATGCCCGTACGCGGTTTCACTATATTCCTGTAAACCCAACGCTTGCAGCGATCCTGCCGGCCAGGCTCATAATTTGCATTCACTATGCTTCGTACAAGTTCAGCTTGCTTCATTCTGCTTTCGTGATAATGGTGCCGTTTTTGTGCCATTAAATACTGTTTAATCGATGTTTAACTCCTTTATAATCCGGTATAATTCGTCCCAGTCGGGTAGTGTGTTAACCCCTTTATCGTCGATATACAAGTCGGCATACACCTTACGCGTATCGCTCCCGTATTTTTTTACGTTATCGGCACAGCTTTGGTTAAAGTAGTGAAACTTTATGCCCGCCTTCACTAACCACTCTATCGCCCGCGCTTTGTTTATTCCATTACGACAGCTCCATATTATTATCGTGTAACCGTCGGCATACAGCCGGTTGATTACCTCCGCCGCTCCGGGCTTCATTTCCCCGATATCAGGAAAACGATCCTCTACTATGGTGCCGTCAAAATCTATGGCTATTATCATATATGGTAACTCGTAATTCCTAATTCGTAATTATCAACCCTCAATTCTCTCTCCTTGAGCCATGCCTCTTTTGCCCTGTTTATTTTATCTATCATTTCGATAGTACTCACATCGCCTACGTATATTCTGTCGTCAACCATGCGGCTGTTATAGTAGATCATACTGCGTTTAACACCCGCCAGCGCCGATATACCGGCAAAGCTTATGTTTTCTTTTAAAAGGTACCACACCAGCACCTGCCTCACTTCCATCATCTGGCGGTTCGCCCTGCAAGGTATGTGTAATATCGATTGCATATCCTTTAGCATAAATGCCTCGCATAGTACATACATCACACTTGGATATTGCACTATGTTTATTTCATTCCTGTTCATATTCGCCAAGTAGTTCGTTTATTTCGTCCACTGTTTTGTTTGTTACCACACATTTATACTGTGGCTTTCCGCCACTGCCTTTTTTTAGCTCAAGCAGGCTTAAAAGTTCGTTATCTACATGATACACTATTCGGTAACGTGTTATATCCCGCTTTATCGTTGGTATATCCACGAGCCAGGCGCCGTAACTCTGCACTCCGCTACATTCGTCGTTGGGGTCGGTAAGCGTACGGTCGTAACGCTCAAGTCGCCACCGTTCAGGCACTTTCAACGCCCTGAATACCGATGCACATTTTTCTATTGCTTCTTCCCCTGTTCCCATTCCATTTTTTTTATTCGACGTTCGTATAATGCTATAACTCCAATACGGTTACGCCTTTTGCGTTCGTATTCTATTTCCTTTTTAAGGTATTCTATACCGTAATTGCCATTTTTTAGATATATGCTTATATCTGTTGCGCTGCCAATGTTCGATATATGTTCCATATCAGTATTCAACTTTGTGTAAAATGCCTCAGCTGTGCCTGCATGCTTTCCCTTACTACTCTTATAGCCTCCTCACGCCCGAGCAGGCTATCGATATAGTCCACCATTTCTTTTTTATCCGTTGCCACATAGTAGCCTGTACTTGTGGCTATCAGGCAAGGAATTATGCCACGGTTGCGTATGTAATTGATTATTTTGCGCACCCGCGCCTCCGTTACCTGTATGCCCCTGTTTTTCATAAGTCCGGCTACTATTTCCTTATTCGTTACGGCGTTTTGCTTGCCAAGCTTGGTTCGTAACCCATTCGATAATGCCGGGAGCACCACTGTAAGTTCGTATATCGTAAGGTCAGCCGTTTCGTTTTCGAATCCTTCAATCATATCCGTAGTTTTTTGGTTGTATTTATAATTTAATTCTCAACTCTTGGCTCTTGGCTCTTGGCTCTTTGTTAAGAGAGCTTCCACCCGTTCAGCTCGTACGTTTTGGCTCTTGCCTCCTCTCGCGTGTCAAACTCATACACTTTAACGCCGGTGGCAGTTTTTGATGTGTATTCCATTTTATACACCATCCATACCTTTCACCGGCGACAATACGTATATGCAGGTTTCTTTGTCATAAACTCCGTCTTATAGCCCCTTTAGGGGTTTGGGGTCTCTTTTTTCGGTTCAACGTAAAATGTTTCTTCCTGAACTACTGACACTCCCACCTTAGGAAACAATGTTGCAACTTCCTCCATTTCGCGATCGGCGAGTAGCTTATCCTTTGCCGGTTCTTCCGTAACGCGTACGTATCCTGGCAAAAACTCCTTCAACAAATTCGTTACAGCACCCCATGTAAAACCCTTAAGTGTTTTTAGTTTCGGTGTTCCGGTGCGGAAGCCTATAATACCATGCACGCTTTCCATACTTTTTTTCTTGCTGAAAAGCTCCTTGTTTTCCATTGCAAACGCCTGAAGCACGTCAAAGGCTTTATCTTTTTTCTCTGCCAGCTTCGATAGTTCGTCAGCGTATTTTTCTCTAATCGCTGTCATCTGCATGTCGATTGTAGCATTAATCTTCTGAAGCTTCGCGTCTGCTATTGCATACTCGCTAAAGGCTGCTTCCATTGCCTCACTTGTTACACCCGTGTGTACTACTTTTTTTTCTCTTGCCATTGTTTATTCTTTTTTTTAATTTATATATCGGGTAAAATATTATAACTAAAATACCTGCTACAAGTATAAGCGGAGCAAATATAAGTACCGCTGGAAATAACCTTACGTCTTTATATTCTTCTATGGCATCGTAATTATATACATCGCAATATTCGCTCCCATTTTCATCGAACCTTGGTATGTTAGATGATGATTTTTTAAAAATTATCCGTCTGCAGTCTATTTTTTCGGGGGCTGTACACTTATACACCTTCCCGTAGGTATTCAGCAAATCACATCCCTCGCACAGGTTGGTACTTGGTTCTGTGCTGTACTCAATACCGTTAATTATTATTGTCCCGTTGGCCATGGTAGTATTTTTTTTTAATTCAATTTAATTTAATATGCTCCTTATTTCAATATCATCTGCCGCCATTGCTCGCACATTGTTGAGATCTTTTTGCGATTTTCTGAAAGCATTGTAAAGGCTGTTTAGCTGATTTACCGTTAAGTCGTTCAGCTCGGTTCCTCCGCTCGCACGGCGAATGATACCCGAGATCATCTTCATGTTACCGGTTTTTCCCATGGCCCTAACCCATCCGCCAACGCATGCAATAAGCCGCTTGCGTAATTTGTCCATTTTATCATCATCGGGTTTACCTATCTTCTCCACCGCTTCGCAAAGCTGCAGCAGCGTGTCCACATCAAGCTCGGTTGAGCTCTCCACACCGAAGCCGGCGAGTAAACCCTCCTTTGCTTCGTTGCCAATTCCGTACCTGCCAAGCAGCGTGTGAAACCGCTTAATCAGGCTTTTTTTTGTTACTTCCGTTGTGTTCATTTTCTTATTTACTATTTAGTTATTTACCGTTTAATACGTTTATCGTTCTCCGGTGCCCGGCTCCCTCTCCTTGGGTGAGGGCGGGGAGAGAGGTCATTTCACTTCAAAATCTTTCGCCCCTTTTTCCCAAATCACGTAAGGTTCGCCGCCTCCGTACCGGCTTTGCGGGTATGCCACGTAACCCATTACAAGTATTTTTACATTGGCGTCATATCTTATACTTTTTCCCACATTTCCTTTTGGCTCACGCCCTTCGGCATGACTTATAAATATGAATAGCTTGTGCCGGAATTCGTCGCGCAGGCGTTTATACTGTTCGTAAGTCAGTCCGGTATATTGCAGCGAGTCAATAATCACAATGTCCGGACTTCGTCGCTTACGCAGCCGCTCTTTAAGCTCCTCAAGAGGTTCCTTATCCAGGAATAAAATGTTGTGCTGTACCTCCGTCATTCCGGTGGCAATTACGCCGGTTTTCAGCGAGTCCGAGAGCCCCTCTTCCAGGCTGTTGAATGCTACCCGCGCGAATTTTGCCAGGTATTTGGCAAGCTGCAGCGCGAAGCGGGTTTTTCCGTTGGCGGAGTTTCCCCAAACAATCCATGTTCCTGTAAGTTCCGGCGATCCTATTGCCTTTAGCCACTGCCCGTCGAATCCGAGTTTATGCGGCTTAAAGCTTTTAATGTCGTTAACCGTGAGAGCCCTTTTCAGTTTCATTTAGCGCTCCACTTATTTGGTTACTAAAAAATCACCGGTTTTTGGGGTTGAAGCTTTGGCTATAGCGTGAATGCGACGTTTTACGCGGCGCAAATCGCTTTCAGAGTCGGAAATAATATCCTGTATTATCCGGGTGTCTGTAACACCGTTAGCTTCGCATACTGCAACAATGTCAGCGGCCGTTACACCTTTCAGCATTACACATTTACGGCCCACGCGACTCCATATTTCGTTGTACCCTTTTTTGTTGGCCAGCACACCACGTTTCAGATGTTTTTCAAGGTGGTTCGTGGCTGTTAGTACTATGCCGCAATCGTCCTCAAGCTTGTTGTATAGTGTTATAAATAGATAAAGAACGGCGTCGCTCAGTTTGTCGGCTTCGTCCAAAACTATAAGCGGGTTTTCGAGCTTTTTTACTGACGATGTGATCTCGTTCATCATTTCCGAAATTCCCATGCCTTTGTAATCGCGACCGATTGACATCAGCAGTTCCTGCAGAAAATTCTTTTTATTCCAGAATTCGTTACAGGTCAGCACAAAAACGTTTTTACTGCTCCTCTGAAAGTGTGAAATAGTAAAGCTTTTACCACTCCCGGCATGCCCGCAAATGGCCATCACCAGTGCGTTTTCTTTAGCGTCGTTTAAAAGGTATTTAAGTAGTTTGTGATCGGTAGTTTCAACCAGCTCCCAGCGGTTCTCCTTCCATCCTATTTGCGTGGCAACGTTTCGCCACATTTCGTCGGATATAAGTTCCCACTTGTGATTGATCATCTGACTGATAGTGGCCGCCGAAACGTCCTTCATACTGTGTGCCGCTTTGGCCTGGCTTTCGTACCGATCGCAATACTCGCAAAGCGCGTTTACAATTTGCTCTTTTTTAATGTTGTTCATGTCCTGGATGACAGAATTCCGATTCTGTCAGCGTTTAAGTGTTAGTATTCTTTAAATAAGTCGAAGTCGAAGTCGTTGTCGTTAATTTGTTCCGGCTCCGGTAGAGAAGATGCACGCATCGTCTCTTCATACATCCGGTCTTTATGCTGGCCCCGGCTGTCGGTAATCATAAGCCTGTGAAGCATATTGATTTCACTCAGTTTATCCATTAGCGGCTCTATGTTTTCCGCAGACTTCGCACGCTTGTCGGTAATATGCTGAGTCAGCTCCTTATTATAGTTTCTCACGCGCTGCAGCTCGTCGCTGTCGCCCGGTTTACGCTCTTTGAGTGCCATTGGTTGCACGTATTTTTCCTCCAGAATATATCTGAGCGTTTCGTCCTCGCTAACTGCCAGAATATGGCTTAAATCCAGCGGATCGTAGCGAACTTCCCAGCGCACTCCGGCGTGCTCCCTGAAAGTGATATCGAAGCAGTCATAAGCGCGACGAATCCCGTTAATCGTTGGGTGCAGGCCTGATCCCTGAAGTAAAATCCGGTACCGGGTTGTCTCACCAAAATGGAACAGATAGTTTTCGTAAGTGAGCGTTATTTTGTCGGCCTCCGGTGTATTGGCCCATGCCTGCAGGTATTCGCCCCGTTTAGCCTCACGCTCGCGCATCACCATTTGTGTAACCTGTGCACAAACCCCGGCAAAGTCGGGGAAGTCTTTTTTAAACTTGTTGAGATATTCCACGTTCGGCTGTTTGTCCTTATCCGAGGTTATACCAAAGCCGCTCCAGTTCGGTTGCAGCTGGCAATATTTTTTATTAATAGAGTTGAAATACGGCTCAATAATTTTAGCCTTAGCATTCTTGGCTCTTGCGGGTGTGTATTTATCGCCCATAACTTCGTAATAGGGTGCAAGCTTTTTCATAGCGTAGCGGTCGCTCTGTATCTGATGAGCCCTATACATATTTCCTCCGAAAAGTTCCCTGGTGTGACGTGCGCCTTCGCGGAGGGCAGCAGTTATAAGATCGGGTGTTTCGTGCATACCCACGGCAAAGCCGAGTGGGTATTTACAACAGGCGTCCAATACTATTACAACAACCGGTCGGTGGTGGTAGGTGGTTACAGAGTAGCCGGTCTTTTTATTTGTTTCTGTACGCTGATAAAGAAGCTCAGCTTCCCACCCGTCGAGTGTCAGGTAATAAAGTGGGCACGATGGCGCCGAGCGTTTTACCTGCATACCTTTGCGGTTGCTGAATGCTACCGATCCGCGCCGGCCCGCGTAAATTTCAAGGTCGAGCTTATCGCGCCACACCGATACAGTTTGGTTCGTGATCCGCTTCCACTGCATACGCTCGGCCATCAAATTGTATAGGCTTGTTACCTGCGAATTGTCGAGATTGCGGGGGTCGGCAAGCAGTTCCATCATTAAGCTGGCTTTTACATCGTCGTCCACTTTTGCGGCGTTTGAGTTCAGGAAATTTCGGTGAATAAGTGAGTCGTAACCTTCATTCCGGTACTTTTTCCACTTATCCTCAAGCCTGCGGTGGTTGCCGGGTAATGAGTGCGGATATTTTTTTCTGTCAAGCTGCATTGCTGCGTCGGCTATAGTTTCCCAGTAGCCGGAAGTTTTATGTCCCAGTGCCGATCGTTTTGCTTTTTTATCGGTAATCATACGGGTAATTGCTTCCAGAACTATGGCGTTGGCGTAGTATTCTCTCCGTGTTTCGGCAGGTAAAAATCTGCCGTCGGCAAGTTTATAGTTGTCGAAGTAATTAGCAGCCTCTGCCGAAGCCTGAATTCTTATTTCCAGCTGATTAGTTTTAACCCGCTCATACGGACTGCCGTCACAGAGTAATTCAATTTTGCGCTTAAACCTTTCCGGCATACTTTCGAAGTCAACCAGCGCCGGCGTATTGAGGCAACCACGACGAACAACGTTCAGATGCCCGCGTTTGGCAAGTTTATCATAGTTTGATTTTGAAATAACTTCATTCTCAATCAGCCAGCTTGCCTCAATTGCTAAATTGTTATTAAAGTACTGCATATTGCGTAATTTTTTAGTCTCTTTTTAAAGCCCGTCTCTCCGGGCTGCCACCTTCTATAGGTTTTGAATTAAAAAGTGAATAATTAAGTTTCCGAAAAATAGTGCGGAAGAAATTCCGAGCTTCCATTGGCATATCCGCTTATTCAGCGGATCGGTGAGCAGTTTTTCCAAAATTACGTAAATCAGTGTTTTCATTTTATATCTGTTTTTTTAAGATTCTTTTCCTCCGCGTTCTATGGCCAGTTTTCTTATTCTCTGAGCCAGATCGCTTTTTACTTTTCCGCTCAGTGCGTCTTTAACGGTTATATGGCTTATGCCCATCAATTTTGCAATTTTTTGCTTTTCGCCGTGTTTTGTGAAAATTGGTTTCGTCATGCCTGGTACAATTTTTATTTTTTTGTTGTATATTTACAGCCCTTTTAATATTAAATGACTATAAATGAACGTTTTGATAAAGTCATAAAAGAGCTTTATAAAGGGAATAAAAGAGCTTTTGCTATTACTGTTGGCGTGGCTCCAACAGTAATTGAGAATATAGTGGGTACCAGGAAAGGAAATCCATCATTTGAAGTTCTATATAAAACTTTATACGCAAATGCAAACATTTCTGCTGAGTGGCTTATACTTGAAATTGGAGAGATGATTAAGCTAAAAGAGGAGCATAGTAATGATATTGAATATATCATAGGCAGAATTGAGTTTTTATCCGGCGAGAATGCAGTATTAATACATGAAAATGAACGGCTTCGGGCCTTACTTAAACCAAAATATGGTGATAGTTTTGGCGATGTTGTAATGGCGTCCGAGCTATATTATACATGCAGGGAATCACAGAAACGCATTAAATCGTATTTAAACAATTATTAA